CGCCACGATTCGACATTGTTGACACCAATGGTTACAGTTTTAGCGATGCCACAGTATATCCAGGCACAACATTTGCAGGAACATATTTCTTTGGTTATTCGGGCTACGGAACCAGCAGCAGTACCAATGACAACATTTTGGGATTTCCGTTAGCTTATCAAAATTTCAACAACATTGGCGACATAGTTTTTTCCAATTATTACGATACCGACACTTTCACCGATGCGTCGGGAACTGTGTTGATCAACACCGGCTACTTGGCCAAAAACTACAACGGCTCGGTAACAAAGTTAAACAATTGGACAAAGAATATAGATCCAACCGAACAATATCAATTGTTCACAAAATTCTATGACGGTCATGTAATAACCGTAAACGGAGCACAAAAAGCATTTGTGCAACTTGATGTTTTGCCAGCTGCACAAAAGACCGTTCCCTATTTAAAAGTATACCTAAATAATGCCATACTGACTCCTACTGTAGATTATCAACAGACAAAAGTTGGTATCTACAACGTGGTTGTGCTAACAACATTACCAAATATCAATGACAAAATTGATGTATTGGTGTTTAACCAACGGTCAGTCAGCCGCACTGGATTTTATCAAGTGCCTGACAATTTGAATCTAAATCCACTTAATCAAAATTTCAATTCGATCACACTGGGACAACTGCGTACACACTACAACAAGTTAATAGAAAATACCAGCACAAATTCAATTCCGGTACAGGATAATTATCTAAAACAACAAGGTGGTGTCATAGTACAACACCAAGCTCCGGCGATATATGCAATGACATTTTTAAATGATCCCGTTGCAAATTTTGTTGATGGTATTACACTGGCCAAAAAAGAATACGCAAAATTTAAGAATAAATTTTTATCGCTTTGCAATTCATTAACAACACTGGACTATAACGATCCAATCACTGGAGTTGATACAATATTGCAGAGCATTAATGCTATCAAGAACAGCACGTTTCCTTGGTACTACAGTGACATGGTGCCACAGGGCAGTGTTTATACCGCAATAGATTATACTGTAGTTAACGCAAGACAAACCAACTACGAGATAAATTCCATATTCAACAATGCAGAACTAAGCAATCGAGCAGTGTTGGTTTGGGTAAATGGTGTACAACGCACTGTTGGGGTCGATTATACTTTTAGTCAAACTGTTCCAGCAATAGTATTTTCTCTTTCGTTAAATGTTGGTGACACCATTCTAATTAGAGATTATGCAAATACCGATGGAAACTATATTCCTGAAACTCCAACCAAGTTGGGACTGTATCCTAAATTTACTCCCAGCATTTATCTAGACACAACTTATCAAACTCCGATCAACGTGATACAAGGTCACGATGGAAGTATTACACCGGCATTTGGAGATTTTCGAGATCAATACATACTAGAACTAGAGCTTAGAATATACAACAATATCAAGGCCGATTACAGTAAAAATCAAATTGATTTGGCTACAGTATTTCCCGGACGTTTTAGACAAACCGACTATTCATTGACAGAATTCGATAAAATTCTTGGACAAAGTTTTTTAAGTTGGGCCGGAGCCAACAAACTGGATTATACATCAAACAGTTATTTTAACTCCAACAATCCCTGGACCTGGAACTACAGCAAGTTTCCCGATGTTGTAACTGGTGCATTTTTACAAGGCAGTTGGCGGGCCATTTACAATTACTGGTTCGACACCGATACTCCCAACTTGACTCCTTGGAGAATGTTGGGCTTCGGCAGCATGCCCAGCTGGTGGACCACACGATATGGTGCAGCTCCCTACACTGGTGGAAACACACTGTTGTGGTCGGATCTATCTCAAGGCTATATTTGGAACGATGGCAACCCCTATATTGACAGTGGGTTTGCTAGACCAGGACTGTTGAATTTTATTCCAGTCGACAATTCGGGCAACTTATTGTCGCCAGCCGACATTCCGTTGTTTAGAAATACCAACTCTAGCAATGCATCTGACGCATTTATCTTGGGGCAACAAGGTCCAGTCGAAACTGCTTGGAGACGCAGCAGCGATTATCCATACGGAGTACAATTGGCATTGGCAGTTGCTAAGCCTGCGTTGTATTTTAGCACACAATTAGATACTAGTACTTTTTATACCAATCCCGTGACCGGGCAATTTAGCGATAGCAGTAATAGAAAAATAGCTCCTGGTCTTCTGAAAATAAATGGAGATGCTACCAGCGGTACAGTAAAACGGGCCAGCGGATATTTGAATTGGATTGGCGACAATATCAAAAACTTGGGCATGGATCCAGTAACAACATTGACTGAATATTTTTCTAATTTATCTGTGCAACTGAGTTACAAAGTTGGTGGATTTACCAGTCACGATCTGTTGACAGTGAACGTAGAGCAAACCTCGCCCAATTCCACTAACTCGAGCGTGGTTGTTCCAACAAACAATTGGGGTGTGTACTTAAACAAGTCAACACCGATTCAAAATGCCGAGTACAGTGCTGTTGTGGTCACAAAGACTGCAAAAGGATATTCGGTATCGGGCTATAGCCCAACCAATCCGTTCTTTACCATAATACCCAGTGTCAACAACAACGATAGCGAAACCATCACAGTAAATTCAACATCGGTCACAGTGTTCAATACACCGTCCAAGTTCTTGCATTCGGTTCCGTACGGAACCGAGTATACTCTTCAACAGACTGCGGACTTTTTGGTCAGCTATCAACGATATCTAGAACAAACAGGATTTATATTTAATACGTTCAGTACCGATCTTGGGGCCAATCAAGATTTCAAATTGAGTGTGAAAGAATTAATTTATTGGGCACAACAGGGATGGGAAGCCGGTACTGTTATTGTGCTTAATCCTGTGGCAAATCTTTTGAAAATTGATTCTTTACAATCGGTCGTGGACGAAGTTACCAACGTGGCCAATGGCAATAAGTTATTGGATCAAAATTTCTTGCCTATTAAAAATAACAATTTTGATATACAACGACTCCAAGGTCCTGGGTTGGCCAACGAGTTTGTTGTAAGCACCATTGACGGAACTGGTATTGCTTATGCAAAATTGAACCTAGTGCAATTTGAACATGTGTTGGTATTTGACAATGTAGACGACTTTGGCGACATAATCTATATTCCCGAATCGGGAACAAGACAATACCGATTGAAATTGTCGGGATCTAAAACAGGAAACTGGAACGGTGCACTGAGTGCTCCCGGTTATGTTTACAGTAGTCCTATTATAGATACTTGGAAGTCCGGCACCGATTACCGCACCGGTGACATTGTGAAACACAATAATTTTTATTATACAGCAACACAAGATATTCCAGCAGCTCAAATCTTCAACGGAATACTGTGGACTCAAATTCAACAGTCTAGTATTCAAACCGGACTACTACCCGGCCTAGGGCACAACGCACAAAAATTTGTCAACATCTACGACGTAGACAAACCGCCATTGGAAGAAGATCTACAGTTATACAGTGCCGGACTAATAGGATTCAGAGAACGACAATATTTGACCGATCTTGGATTATCGATTCCAACACAGACAAAATTCTACCAAGGATTCATCAAACAAAAAGGTTCAATGAATTCGGTAACAGCACTGACAAAAGCCAACTTTGATAACGTGCAAGGCAATGTCAGTGTATACGAAGAATGGGCGTTGCAAGTTGGACGTTATGGCGGAGTAAACTCAAATAACTTCAAAGAATTTATTCTAGACCAAAGTATTTTTACCACTAACCCGTGTGCATTTGTACTGACAAATACATTCAGTACCGGTAATATCATTGCCAACTTGACATTGGCAAATATTTATAATTCCAGTAATTTGTCAAGTACATCAACTGCAATCTACAACAATCGCGTTACAAATAGATTCAACACTGATTTGCCCGATGTGGGATACGTCAATTTACAAGATGTAGATATTACCGTATTTGATATCAATGCCTATACCGGGTCAGTTGCCGACATTGCAGTTGGGGATAAAATTTGGGTAGCAAAAAATTATCTTGGTGTTTGGGATATTTTGCGTGCAGGATCCACTGATCTCGTGGTAGAAAAAATAACCTATACCCTAGACACCTATGCCACTGTGGCACTCAATAATTCGCATTCGTTCAAGGCCGGCGACTTGTTTGTGTTAAAGAATTTTGGACACAATCTAGACAACATATACCAAATTGTTCGAGTACCCAACTCAACCAGCTTAGTAATCAGCATTACCAATCAAGCAGTGCTCAAACCCTTGATCAGAGTTTTGTCGTACTCGGGTTCGGGCGTTGTGTACAGTTTGTTTTCGGCAAAATATGCCAACACAACTGATTTAATATCGGCAACAGTGCCAGTACACGGATGGATAAACAACGACCATGTGTGGATAGATTCGGCCACCGCATTGGGATGGGGTGTATATACATTTAACAGTCCTTGGGCCAGCAATGCCGTGATAAAATCTACAGCACTGTCAGGCAACGTGGCAAACAACAACTACGGTTCTAGTGTACGTGTAAATTCTGTAACCGGAAATGTTTATATCGGCAATCCTGGTGCAAAACAAGTACAAGTGCTATCAAGTTCGTATGCATTTAATCAAATTATTGCCAACGTCGATGCCGGCTTTGGCTCCAGTATTGATGTTGGCGGTAATGTAATTGTTATCTCGGCCAGCAACAATGTACAAATTTATCAAACCGCAGGCAATACTGTCAGTTATGTACAAAAACTCACAGGAACAAACAATTTTGGCAACAGTATTGCACTCAGCGGAGATCAGCATTGGTTGTATGTTGGTACTCCAGGATCAAATACTGCCAATGTTTACTATACCGCAAATACCGCAGTATCAAATATTGTTTATTCTTACATAACAACCATCTCGGGATCCGGTGGTAATTTTGCACAGGCATTGAAAACAAACCTTGATGGATCAAAATTGTTTGTCGGGGCTCCGCTGGCCACTAACGGAAATACACAAGCAGGCAATGTTTATGTGTATACTCGAACTGGAAATGCTTTTGCACTCACACAAACAATAACCAGCCAACACAACAATCAAGGTGCACAATTTGGTACAAGTCTAACCGTTGATGCTCTTGGCGGCAATTTGTTTGTGGGCGTTCCCGGATCAACTGCCAGCGGATTCCAAAATGGCGTGGTCGAGCGTTGGACAAATGTCAGCGGCACTTATGTAAGAAATCAAGTTATTGCACACCCCTACACCGACAACGGCACAACATTTGGATCAAGTATTAGTGTAACTGGAGACAGCGAGATTTTGGCTGTGGGAAGCAGCAACAGTCCCTCAGAAGAACACACCACATTTGACAAAACTGCATTAACAATTGATGCCAATACAACTAGATTTGTCGAATACATCAACGGTAGCGGTGTAGTTTACATGTTTGAACCCGTTGTCAACGGTGCAGTAGCTAATGATCTCGGGCAGTATTTGTTTTCGCAAGAACTAGAAACTTCATTGAGTTCGGGCGATAAATTTGGATTTGCAGTAGATTCTACTAGATCTGCGATTGCAGTTGGTGCTCCGGGCTCGTTGAACAATGCCGGAGCAGCCTATACATTTGTGAACGAAAACAATTCAACTGCTTGGAATTTGACAAGACAACAAACTCCGCAAGTGGATATAAACAGTATCAGTAGAACATTCTTGTACAACAAAACCAACAACAATATCCTATCGGCACTGGATTTTATTGATCCCGCAAAAGGCAAGGTACTCAGTGTATTTGATCGCGATATAGATTTCAAATTGGAAACTGATCCAGCAAGATACAATCAAGGTACAGGAACAATTTATACTGACCTACATTGGGGACCAAAACAAGTTGGCAGTATTTGGTGGGATATAAGTACGGTTCGAGCCATTGACTACGAACAAGACACATTGATTTATAGACTCAACAACTGGGGAACCTTCTTTCCGGGCAGCAGCATCGATGTATACCAATGGATAGAAAGCACTGTGCTACCTAGTCAGTACAGTGCAAACGGCGGAGTCGGCACACCCAAAGATGTTTCAAATGCATCGTATAGCACTTACGGATATGTGACCGAATCGGGTGCTGTGCATTTAAAATATTACTATTGGGTCAAAGGTCTTGACACTATTTCTACAAACACCGGAAAAGCAAACAGTGTTCTAAGTATTGCTGCCGGAATAGAAAATCCGCAGGCTCAAGGCATACCTTATGCTACCATACTGCGTGATGATGCAATAGCATTATACAACATCACTGGACAATTGGTTGGCCAAAGTACGGTGTTGCAGTTGGGCAGTCAAGATCAAGATGCAAGATTGATACACAACGAATACGCCTTGGTACAAGAGCACAACCCCAAGAGCACAATTCCAGCATCAATACTACTGAAAATGATTGACAGTTTGTCGGGAATTGACGCATTTGGAAACGCAGTGCCCGATGTTGCGTTGATTCCAAGTCAGCGTTACGGAGTCGGTAATAGACCTATTCAGACCATGTTTATCAACCAAACACTGGCATTGAACAATTATTTTTCTCTAGTCAATCAATATTTGCAAGCATACCCAGTGGTAGAACGTAAATCATTGACCTTGCTCAACAGTCAAGAGAGTATTCCAACCAGCGATTCGGGTCAATATTCCATGACCGTTGACACCATTGAAGAATTAGGTTATATCAACACCGCTGGACTCGGCACAGGATATCGAGTATTGGTGTTGAATGATAGTACACAAAATACCAAATGGGCAATTTATTCGTTATTGAATACTGGAAAATTCAGTAGCACACCGGTTCTGGTGCAAAGTTATAAAACTAGCCTGTACTGGAATTATACCAATTGGTACGACAGCAGTTATGATCCAACAAGCAATCCCGATATCACAGTGGCAAACTTGTTGGAATTGGGCAAATTGACCCTAAAGGCAAATACTTATATCAAGGTTTTGAACAACGGAAATGATAATTTTGTTGTGTACTACATTGATAGTAATTTAAACAAAAATCTAGTGGGCATAGAAAACGGCACAATTCAAATCAGTACCGGCACAATACCGGCCAAAGAACTAAGACAAATACTGTTGGCCATGCAGGAAAATATATTCATTGACGACTTGTCCAATGAATATAATACAATTTTCTTTGCCATGATCAATTATGTATTGACCGAGCAAAAGAATTTGGATTGGGTATTCAAAACCAGTTTTATAAGTGCAACACAAGCGATTCGCAAACTACAAGAGTTTCCAATTTATACTCCAGACAATCAAAGTTTTTACTTGGAGTATATCAACGAAGTTAAACCGTATCGCACCATTGTTCGAGAATTTGTTGCTGATTATATCGGAAATGACACGTATGCTAGCGATGTAACCGATTTTGATTTACCGCCATACTGGGATGCCACATTGGGCGTTTATCGCAGCCCAACAGGATCACAAAGTTATGACTCGACAATTTGGCAAAGTGGAGTATACAGTCAATGGTACAACAACTACTCGTACGGAGTAGTGGATGTCTTAATTGGCACTCCTGGTCAAGGATTTTTGTTTGCTCCGCAAGTAACCATTGCGGGAGGTGGCGGTAGTGGTGCTACTGCAATAGCAAACTTAAATGCCACAGGCGGAATTGCTAGTATTACTGTATTGACTTCGGGTCAAGGTTATACCTCCGAGCCAACTATTATTATCAATGGCACTGGCAGTGGAGCAATTGCATACCCAGTATTGCGAAATATATTTACTGGTGACAATACCGGACACAATCTTGTACGCAGTATATCTACCACAATGCGATTTGATCGTGTAGACTACACCAACAGCAATACATTTGTATTTTGGAACACGATTACCAGTGCCAATGTTGGCGAATTTATCCCCAGCGGAACAATTGTTGTCAACAACGGCAGTCTATATCAATTGACTGCCAATTACACAGTCTATAGCAATTTGGCATTCCCTGCCAACTATACCACAATCACATCATCAGACTTTAATACTGCCAATGATAGAATTGTGGCATTTAACGGCAATATTGATCTAAGTCTGTCGCAATCGGGCATATCATATCCCGGTGTCATTGTTGACGGTAACACATTCCTGGGCAATGTTTACGATACAACAATTCAAAGCAGCTATAGCGACAGTCTCGGTGTAAATCCCGGGGACATCGTGATAGACGGCGGTGCCTACTACGATACATTCAATAGCCATGCACCCGAGGAACTGATTCCAGGGCGTGTTTTTGACAGTACCAACATTGAAGTATTTGACATAAGCGGTATAAGTTTTAGAATTTTTGACGACATGAATCAAAATCACAACTTTTATCGAATAGGACAAAGCCAAACCACACTGAGTCAAGACCTGTTATTGACCGATCAATTCATACATGTAGTTGACGCTAGTAAATTGCCACAACCCGACATTGTTTCAGCAACACCGGGTGTGGTATTTGTTAACGGCGAAAAAATAACTTACTACAGAAATTTTGCTTTTGAAACACCAACTGCTTGGACACCCAACACAGTAATTGCCACATCAAGCGTGGTGTCGTACAGTAACGTGTTGTATTTGACCACTGGAAATGTTTATGCAGGTTATTTTGCAAATATCACATCAAATGTTGTATCAATAACTGCAAATACTCTTGGACAAATACGTCGAGCCGTTGACGGAACTTCGCCAGGTTCGTTGACTATTCAACCGTGGCAACAGTTTACAAATTATCCAGTGGGATCGTATATTGCCTATTCGGGCAACACCTACGTGACAACGGGAAATACCTATGCATACAATGTGTCTTGGAGCCCAAATAACTCTAGCCTAACAACCAATAGCTATTTCTATTATTCGGGAAATGTGTACACAGCCACTGGAAATGTTTATGGTAGTACATTTGCTGGAATAAAAGCCAACACTGCTTTTGTATCCACTGGCACCAACTCGGGATTTGCAAGTATTCAGGCCAATTTGACATTTAAATTTACCGGAACCGAATCAGTACGTCACTTGAAAGGCCAATTTGTAGTGGATGCTAGCCAAGCTCAAGTTATTCCTGGCACTGCTACGAGCAACATACAACTTCGTTACTCTAACACATACTCTACCACAAGCACAGTAAGCTATGCGTTAAATTTGGTAACACCAGTAAGTGCCAATATTGGAGATATTTTGACTCAAGTCAAAACAATTACCACTGCTTGGACTGCAAATACAGCATTCAATGTGGGAACATTGTTGACCGATAATTCTACTGGAAATGTGTACACATATCAAACCACTGGCAATGTTTATGGAAGTTATTTTGCAAATATCACAGCCAATGTAATTTATTTGTTTACAGGAAATACAGCCAACACAGTTACAATGCGATCATTGCAGACAGTGACAAATTCAAATGTGGTTCCAGTTATTATATTGTCGGGTGCAATTCAAAACTTGCCCGAAGTATTTGATGGATCATTGGGATTTGATGCTAATGGCGATGACAGTGCCTATATCATTGTTTCTAGTTCGGCCCCGTCAACAAGACCAAATGTAATTATTCCGCTTTGGACTGCAAACACTTCGTTTACAATTCAGAGCACAATTCAATACAACAGCAATGTTTATACAGTGCTGGGCAATGTTTACGCACCCTATTTTGCCAATATATCATCGCAGTCAAATAATAGCAGCAACATCATACTGTCGTCAAACGCAAACGTGTTCTTGAACGGACCAGTATCAAATTACACCAGCCCGGGTGCTAGTCTGCAGGTTAACGATCAATGGCTTGATACCGTAAACGATTTAGTTTATTACTGGACCGGGTCGGCCTGGGCAGTATACACTCCGCCAATCACAGGAGCAGGATTTGATAATACATCAAGTCCGTTATACATTAACAATAACGTCACTTCAAGCTATATAGTGAACACACGCATACTTGGCGAAGTAAACAGCAGTGGACAAATTACAGTTCCGGCTGGCACTTACTTGACTCACGGTAATGTATGGTACAGCCAAGGAGTCGCTACTCCATCAAATGGTGCCGCATTGTATCAGCAGACCACAGCACAAGCTGTATTCTTGAAAGCTTCACCTGGAGGGTACGCACCATGATAAATAACATTAATCCCGTAACTACTCAATTGAAATCGGACACAAACAAGGAAAAAACAGTGGAAAACAAGCAAAAAAGACCCAATGAATCTGCCGGAATTTCGGTGCAAGGGCATATCAAGATATTTGATCCAGAAACCAAAGAAGTTTTTATTGACAAAAACAATGCCATTCACTATGAAAATTTCTCTGTGGCTTTAGCAAACAGTATTGCCAACAAGAGCGAAAACTTCATATACGAAATGGATTTTGGCAACGGCGGAACCAGTGTAGATCCTACCGGAATTATTACCTATTTGCCAACCAACACAACCGGGCAAAACGCCAACTTGTACAATCCCACATACAGCAAGATTGTGGACAATACCTCAATTGCCAATCCCGATCCAGTGAACAATTACATGAGTGCCACTCACATTCCGGGCACAGTGTATACCGATATCTTGGTAAGTTGCTTGTTGGATTACGGCGAGCCTAATGGACAACAACTATTTGACAACAGTACCAATTTGAATGGCGAGTATGTGTTTGATGAATTGGGACTTAGAGGAAAAAGCAGTGATGGCACAGTGGGCCTGTTATCAACTGGATTATTGCTGACACATGTGATATTTCACCCGGTGCAAAAAGCTCTGAACCGATTGATTCAAATTGATTATACTGTGCGTATTCAAACTTTAACTAATTTAAGTACTCAAGGATAATATTATGAGTTACACAATAAACACCACCAGCGGCAATGTTCTAGTAACATTGTTGGATGGAACCATTGATTCCAGCACGGGCTTAACCTTGATCGGTCGCAATTATCCCAGTTACGGACTGTTGCAAAATGACAATTTTGTGCGATTGTTGGAAAATTTTTCTGATTCAATCCCCCCAACCCAGCACAGTGCACTGAATCCATTAACCGGAATGTTATGGTATGATTCCGGCAATGCAACAATAAAATCATATGATAGCATAAATTGGAATCCTGTTAGCGGACGACTTGCATCGGGAGTAGATCCAAAAACTTTAGGCAATATAACTATACATACAGGTGATCAATGGTGGGATATTACTAACCAGCAACTAAACTCATGGAATGGTACTAGTTGGCAATTGATTGGTCCAGCATACACTGCCTCACAAGGCAAAACTGGGTCTTTGGTAGAATTAGTAACAGCCACAAACTCCAATGTGTACACAGTGGTCAACACATACACCAATGGAAATTTAGTCAGCGTTACCAGTGCCAACAGTTTCACGCCAACCGGTACTTTATATTCGGGAATTGCCACAATACGACCTGGAGTTAATTTACCTTCAACAAATCAATTTAGCGGAAATGCCACAAACAGCTTTGCACTGGGCGGGGTGGCTGCTGCAAATTACGCCAGAACCGATATTGCATCCGCTTTTGCACAAAGTGTTTCGGTTGGCGGTACTCTAACATTGACCAACGGAATTATTTCGTACTCGGCCGGCACGCTCACTTTGCAAAACACAAATCTAAATGGCAATATTGCAGTTGTCACTAATACCGGCACAAATACCAATGTACTAAATGTAAACGGCAGTACAGGACTAGTTACAGTAGCCGGAGATCCCACAAACAATTTGGGAGTTGCCACAAAACAATATGTTGACAATTCCACTTCGAATATCAACTCCGCGGTAGCAGCTCAAATATCTACCATCAACGGAAATGTAGGGCAATTAAGAGCCGATTACTTTGCCAATATTGCTTCGGTACAGTCGGCAATAAACAGCAACGTAAACACCTTGCAGTCACAGACCATTGCCAATACCAATATGTTAATTGCCGAGTT